GAAGTCGACCTTGTCGAGGACCTCGGGCTTGGCGCCGGCGAGGCCGATCGCGAACGTCGCGTAGTCGCGGATCGACGCGGTGCCGACCGCCTTCTGCGCCTGCGCCAGCGTCGAGATGTATTCGACGCGCAGCTCGACGCCCTGCAGCTCCTGCGGCGGCGGCGGCAGCAGCTTGTTGCGCGCCATGATCGCGACCGTGCGGTCGATCAGCGGGTCGAGCAGCTCGTCGTGCAGGCGCTCGAGCACCGGCCCGAGCATGAGCAGCTTCTCCTCGTGCCGCTCGTCGATCTCGCGCGCGGTGATCTGCCGGCGGTCGCTGTTCGCCAGCATCAGAAACAGGTCCGCGTAGAACGCCGACTTCACGTCGCCCTGCTTCGCCTGGATGTCGACCATCAGCTCGTTGACCCGAGGGTTGACCTCGAAGGCCGGACGGAACGCGGGCTGGCCGCCGGCCGCCGCGGCCATGTCGACGTAGGTGATCGAGCCCGGCAGGATCGACGCCGCCTGCTGGCGCAGCGACGACGGCGCGACCATCGGCGGGTTCACCATCTTGTCGATGGCCTGCGCCTTTCTCTTCGCCATCACCTGGAGCTGCTTGATGTCGGGCAGCGCCTCCATGCCGGGGCTGCGCCCGTAGACGTCCGTGCCGGTGACGTGCCACCGCGGCGCCATGATCGGGAACTCGTTGAACCCCGACACGCGCAGGAACTCGCCATCCGACGAGCCCGCCTCGTAGTGGACCGAGCGGAACGCCATGCCCTTCGCGCCGGGCGTGTTGGCGACGCGCTTGTCGTTGGGCTCGATGAGCTGCACGACGTTGACCCAGCGATCGAGCGCGCCCTGCTGGAACAGCGCCTTCGTGCCGTCCGTGCAGGCCTCGAGGCCGTACTCGCTCACGACCTGGCCGACCGTGAGCTGCATCTCGCGATAGAGCGTGTCGACGACCAGGCGCGGCGAGTTGGCGATCATGAACTCGCCGACCGTGAACGGGTAGCAGCGGATCACGTCCTCGTCGTCCTCGAGCACCGACATCGCGCCGGTGCCAAAGACGCCCAGCTCCTCGTAGACGACCGGCAGCACGTTGTAGAGGTTCGACCGCGCGAACACGGTCATGAGCCGGTTCTGCACCTGCTCGAGCCAGGAGCGCACCGGGCCGAAGCCCATCATCTCGAGGTCCGGCGTCTGCAGCTTGAACCACGGGCGCGCCGGCGAGGTGATCCCGGCCATCATGCCCGAGGCCAGCGTCCGCGCGGCGAGGGTCCCGGTCGGGTCGATGATCCGGCCGTTGCGCTTGTCGCCCTTGTTGCTGTCGTTCGACTGGTTCGTCAGGAACCGACCGCGGCGCGGCAGGATGTTGTCCGACAGGTCGTTCCAATGACTAAGCCATTGCGACCGCTCGTCGCGCAGCGCGGAGAGGCGCCGCTCGAACTGCTTCTTCGGGATGCCGGGGTCGATCGCCATAGCTTACTGGCCGAGCAGCGTCTTGCCGGCGGTCATGGCGGGCCCGCCCGCGAGGTCGCCGGCGGACGCGATCGTGGAGCTGTAGCCCTGCGCGGCGCGCGCGCGGCGCCGCTCGTCCGAGCGCGCGCGGCTCACGGCCTCGTCGACCTCCTTCGGAGGCTCGGGCGGCGGCGGAGGCGGCGGCGGCGGAGCGGGCGCTTTCGGCGCGGACATGCACATGCGGTAGTCCCCGGAACGAAACGAGGACCAACCTATAGCACCGCCTTGGGATTTCGCCAATGCCCCTAGGCGAACGGGTCGTAGTCGTGCGCGGCAATCGCAACGGCCGCCCGGCCCCGGTCGTCGAGGCGCGGCGGCGGCGCGACGTGCTCGGCGAAGGTCTGCGCCAGGGCGTCAGCAAGGTCAGGGCTGCGCCCGAGGCGTTCCTTCACCAATCCCTTCGCCTCGAGCTGCAGCTTGTCGCCCTTGAACGTGTAGGTCGGCGTCGTGAGCTCGGCGACCAGCTCGTCGATCGGCGGCAGCGAGCCGCCGCCCTTGATCCAGTCGCACATCTCGAACCACATCTCGGCGCGCTTGTTCAGGTAGCGCGCGTCGTTGGGCCGGCCGGCGTAGTGGACCGGGAGGGGCGCGTGGCCGAGAAGCTGGAGCTGGTCGATCCAGCCGCCGCCGAACCCGCCCGTGTTGTCGACGAAGGTCGCCTGCGCGCGCCAGTCGGTGATCTTGCGCGCGACCGCGCCCGCGCCCTGCACCGAGTTGACGTTCCGCAGGATGATCGGCTCGAAGGCCACGAGGCCCTGGCGCGGGAAGATCACGCTGCGATCGTCGCCCTCGCGCGCCACGTCCACGCCCAGCACGCGCGGCGCGAACGAATACTCGTCCTCGCGTCGGTGCCGGCGCATCGCGTCGCGCACCTCGTCGGGCCCGATCAGCGCGTTGAGGCTCGAGGGCGGGAACCGGCCGAACACGTTGACCAGCACCCACGGGCTGTCCCGCCCGTATTTCTCGATCTGCTGGCGCGCCCAGTCGATCGACACGCGCGGCGTGCGCAGCGGGTCGTCCGGGTCAGCGGTGATCTCGTGGAGGAACCAGAGGTGCTTCTCCGTCGTCGACGCGCGCCAGAGCGGCCCCTCGAGGTGCGTCGGGTTCCCGGCCATCATGAGCTTGGTCTCGACGCCGGAGGCGAGGCCGGCCTCGGCCGCGGCCATGACCGCGTCGGGGATGCCGCCGACCTCGTCGAGCAGGAACAGCAGGTAGTCCGCGTGGAAGCCGGCCAGCGTGTCGGCCTGCTGCGTCGAGTCCGCGCCCTTCGACCAGGAGCGCGCCGACATGAACCACGTCTCGGGATGCTCGCGGCAGACGATGCGCTGCTTCTGCCACTCGAAGGCAGCGGTCAGGAGCGCTGAGCGCTTCTGCCACTTAGCCATCTCCTTCCAGAGCCCGTCCTTCAGGTTGTCGCCGGTGATCGAGGTCGCCGCGATGTTCGCGTGCGGGCGCGTCAACAGGAAGTTCCACGCCAGCATGGCGAGCAGCGCGGTCTTGCCCGGCCCCTTGCAAGCCTTGAGCGCCAGGCGCTGGTTGTGCGGGAAGGCCTCGAGGACGTGGTCCTGCCACGGGTCAGGCACGACGCCGAGGCACTCGCGCACGAAGACCTGGGGCTTCTCGCGCCAGAGCCGGATGCGATCGGCGGCGACGGCGCCGGTCACTCGTCCTCGCCCTCGCCCTTGAGGCTGCGCAGGACCAGCGCCTCGAGGCTGACCGTGCCCGTGTGCTCGACGCCGACCTTGTCGCCGAACCGCTTCGGGCTCATGCGCGCAAGCGCCCACTTCCGAACGTCGACCCGCAGCCGGCGATGCCCGAGCATGTCGCCGCGCTTGATCTCGCGCCGGCCGTCCTCGTGCTCGGTGATGACGTCGCCCTCCATGGGCGTGTCGGCGATCTCGACCAGCTCGTCGAAGATCGTCTGGGCGCGGGCGTCGCAGGCTTCGTCGTACTGAGGGCGAAACTCGGGATGCCTGGGCATCCACCGGAAGACCGTCCTCATGTCCGGCATGGCCGGGTCGCGGCAGACCGAGCGCATGCTCTCGCCGCTCGCGATGCGCGCGCAGATGGTCGCGGCCAGCTCGGGCGTGTAGCTGGTCGGCCGACCGACCTTGGGCTTGGTCTTGCGCTTCATGGCGTTGGGAATATGCCAAGCCCCCCGGCCTGCGGCAAGGGTTACGCCCGTTCCCTGTCGTTACCTTCCGGCGTTACCTCGATTTCCCCTGCATTGTCAGGGCCCTAGCCCCCTCTAGTAGTAGTAAGTAACAAGGTAACAATATATATATATACATGAGGGGGCTCTATGGGGGGGTATCCCCTCCCCTCGTGTGTCCCTCTATATGGGGTTATATGTGCGCGTAACCCGTTACCTGAAACTTTCCCAATGAAATCAATTGGCGCGGCGTAACGGTAGGGAAAAAATCAACCTCGACGTTACCTTCTAGTTGCGCCTTTCCCAACGCTGTGCCAGCTTGCGGGCTCCTCGGAGGGAGACCGAATGCCGCAGCATGACTTCGACGCGCTCGCCCAGCGCCACCCAATCTCGGCGGTCGTCAGCCGCCGCGTCGCCCTGACCAAGGCCAGCAAGGGCGAGTTCAAGGGGCTCTGCCCCTTCCACAACGAGAAGACCCCGAGCTTCACGGTGAGCGACGCGAAGGGGTTCTTTCACTGCTACGGGTGCGGCGAGCACGGCGACGTCGTCGACTTCGTCGCCCGCACCGAGGGCGTGTCGATCGGCCAGGCGGTGCGCCTGCTCGACGGCGACTGGGCCCCGTCCGCGCAACCCGCGCAGCGCGAGGCCACCCATGCCCCCTTTGACCCCTATGCCGGGATCGAGCCGGCCGACATCCCCGACAGCCACGAGCCGTTCGCGCCGGGCGTCGAGATCGAGGCGTGGAACCCGCGCAAGGAGCGCGTCTGGCGGATCAGGCCCTCCATGGTCTTCCCCTACCGCGACGCCGCGGGCGAGCTGCTCGGCTACGTCGTGCGCGTCGAGTTCGACGACGGCAAGAAGGTGACCCCGACCCTGCGCTGGGTGCGCCTGCCGGACGGGCGCGAGACCTGGGCGGTCGTGCCCTTCGACAAGCCTCGGCCGCTCTACTGGGCCCGCGCGCGCGCCGGTCAGGTGCTCGTGGTCGAGGGCGAGAAGGCCGCCGACGCCGCGGCGCGGCTCGTGCCGATAGCCGTCGCGACCTGGCCCGGCGGGACGCAAGGCGTGAAGCACGCCGACTGGTCGCCGCTCGCCGGCCGCTCGGTCGTGATCTGGCCGGACGCCGACGCCGCCGGGCTCGAGGCCGCGGCCGAGATCGCCGGCAGGCTCGGGACCAGCGTCAAGATTGCGCGCCCGCCCGAGGGCGTGGCGAAGGGCTGGGACGCGGCCGACGCCGAGGCGGAGGGCTGGGACCAGGAGCGGACGATCGCGTGGCTGCGCGCCGCCTGCGCCTCCACGGAGAGCGAAGAGCCGCCGGCAGCGCCCGAGCCCCCTGCCCCGCCTTTCGACGCTCCTGAGCCCGCCCAGGACGAGGACGAGCGTCCCTTCCGCATCCTCGGCTTCGACGCGGGGACCTACTTCTACCTGCCGCGCGGCACCCAGCAGGTCGTCGCGCTGACCGCCACCGCGCACACATGGAAGAACCTGATCCAGCTCGCGCCGCTCGACTGGTGGGAGCGCGAGTTCGGCGACGGGAAGGCCGGCGAGCTCGCCGCCGCGAACGCGCTGATGGGGCTGGCCCACCGCGCCGGCACGTTCTGGCCCGAGCGCCTGCGCGGCCGCGGCGCCTGGTCGGAGGGCGACGGAGTGGTCTTCCACCTCGGCCAGTTCGCGCTCGCCGGCGACCAGCGCGTGGACCTGTTCCGCGCCTCGGCCGATCACATCTACCCGGCCGCGCGCCCCATGCGCGGCGTCGACCTTGAGGTCGAGCCGGCGAGCGCGGCGGAGGCGAAGCGCCTGGCGGACCTCTGCGCGCGCCTGCC